GCCCGGCTCAGATTGCAAAGATACATGCTAGTATCAGAGAAATGGCCGGGGAACTAGGTTTTCCTTTTGATGACATGAAACTGATTGTAAAAGAAAAAGCAGGACTATGTTATGAGGTAGAAGATGAGGGACACAAAAGAATTATTTGTAAATCTTTTGGTGATTGTAGTAATACTGAACTAACACTAGCTATTGAAGCTTGTAATGAGATAGCTGCAGATAACGGAATTATTCTTGGGTAGGTGCTACATAGCCTTCATCATCAGGCTCAAGAATTTCATCCTCTTCAAAGAGTTTATCTTCTACAGCTTTACGCTCTATCTCTGCAATTAAAAGAGATAATGTAAAGAAGGCTCTTTGAACAGGTTGCATATTCTGAAATTCTAACTCTGGTAATTTCATAAATGCTTCTGCTCTTTGCTTTTCATCTGGAACAATGTTGAAAAGAAAATGTAATGTTTCTTTTACCATTAGATAGTAGTCCCTGTTGACTTCAACACTGATGACTGCATCTTTTTTAAGTTGTTTTAGTTTTATTGCCATAACGCAAATATAAAAATTATGAGTCAAACATTAAATATAGAAGAAATAAAAGAAAAGGTATATGCTAAACTTGAATCTTCAGGTTGGGCCAGAGTGCTTAGAGGATTTATTTATAGTAAAGAGTTTGAAGATATTATTGCTACTCTAGCAAAACAATCTAAAGATGGTAAGAGATTTACACCTACTATGAAAAACTGGTTCAGGGCATTTGAAGAATGCCCATATAATGAACTTAAGGTAGTTATTGTAGGTCAGGATCCATACCCAGGAATTAATCAAGCAGACGGTATTGCATTTAGTTTAAGTGAAGCAGAAGAGATGCAACCAAGTCTTAAATATATGCTGGATGCTGTAAACAAGACTGTTTATAATGGAGTATCTGCATCTAGAGATATGGATTTAAAACGCTGGTCAAATCAGGGTGTATTATTGTTAAATACAGCTTTGACAACTAATGTAGGTAAAGTAGGACAACACTATTTAATATGGAGACCCTTTATTGCATATTTGTTTGATTGGTTGACATGGAATAATAATGGTCTAATATATATTTACATGGGTAAGAAAGCTGAAGAATGGTCTGACTCTGTAAATGATAATAATTACAAGTACTTTTTATCACATCCGGCATCAGCTAGTTATAATAAACTTGCAGAATGGGATAGTAAAAACGTATTTGTAGAAACAAAGGATCTAATAAAGAGAAATTATAATTTTGATATAGAGTGGTAATGGAAGATATATACAAAAGACTAATTAAAGAAGGAGTATCACCAAACCAACTATATATTCTTTGGTGTAAACGTGCAAACATGTGTCCTTTGTTTAACATTAATCTTAATGTAGAATATATGAGATTAATGACTGATGGATGGCTTGATGAAGAAAAGAATCTTACAAGTAAATCTATAAAGTTAGTACAGGAGTTAGATTCATTCTTTAATACTAAAAAGAAGAAGACATCTAATGATATACTAGGTGAAAATTTTATATGTAGAATAGAAGAGTATTTAGAAATTTTTCCTAAATTTAAACTTCCCAGTGGTAAATATGCAAGATCAGATAAGAAGAACTTAGAGAATAACTTTAGGTGGTTCTTTGAAACGCATTCTTATACATGGGAAACTGTCATTGATGCTACAAAGATGTATGTTGATGAGTATGAAAGACAGGGTTACAAATACATGAGGACCTCTCAGTATTTTATTCGCAAGCAAAATTCTATTGAAAAGACTTTTGAGTCTGAATTAGCAAACTACTGTGAGATATTTTTAAACGGCAGCAATGATTATGGACATGATTCTTATTTTAAAGAAAACGTAGTATGAAAATAAAATTACTGCTGGTGGCTATCATAGGAACATTAGCAGGTTACTGGGTAACAAACATGTTTATCCAATCTATGAGTTTCTGGCAATATATGGGTATTGAATTTCTTATAACGCTATTGCACGCGCTATACAATATTGCCAAAGAAGAAGCTGTAAACAAATAATATATGGATAATAATGAGAAATCCTCTTCTAAAAAGAAGTGGAATAGTCAAAGAGAAGGTTTTCAAGACTCTTTGAAGTATTTACAAGGCAGGATGCATGGGCAGATTAAGAGTCTTAAAACTCCATGGCCTAAGTTTAATGATGCTATTACAGATGGTATAGAGTGGAATACTCTTACTGTTATTGGTGGTAGGCCTGGTTCAGGTAAAACTTTAATTGCAGAACAAATAGTAAGAGAGTCTTTTCCTCTTAATCCAGGAGAGAACTTTAGAGTACTGCAGTTTCAGTTTGAGATGTTAGCAAGAACATCTGCTATACGTGAATACTCTAGTGTTATTGGAAAATCCTACAAGTACTTATGTAGTGCTGATGGAAAATTAAGTGATTCTGATTTACAAAAATGTTATGATTACGCAAAAGCCAAAATTAGATATCCCATAGATGTAGTAGAGAAGCCTTGTACCATAGAAGAGTTCAAGCAGATTATAGGGGAGTACATGATGGAACATGCAAGTTATGATTCTGATAATAATATGATTTTACCAAAGGTTCTGATTACCATAGATCACTCATTACTGTTTAAAAAAGCAGGTTATGAGAAAGATAAACACGATATGCTTAATAATCTTGGTGAAGCTTTGACATTACTCAAAAGACAATTTCCTATAGCTTTTATTGTGCTTAGTCAGCTCAATAGAAATATAGATAATCCGGAGAGAAGTGAAGAAGGTAAGTATGGTAATTATGTTCTAGAGTCTGATTTATTCGGGGCTGATGCTCTGTTACAGCATGCGGATACTGTTATAGGTATCAATAGACCTGCTAAACAGAAGATTAGGTTTTACGGTCCTGATAGGTATGTGATTGAAGATGACAGAGTTATTGTATTACACTTTCTAAAATGTAGAAATGGTGATACTAGACTCAGTTTCTTTAGAGCTGAATTTGAAAAGATGAAAATTGTAGAAATGATTACACCTCCTCAACAGGAGAAAAGATTATCAACCAAATAGTAAATTATGAGTTTATCAACTAAAGCAACAAATGTAAACAGACAAGAAAAGACAGAAGAATTACTCAAGCATCATGAATGGAAATTTAAGTTAATTCAAGAAGACTCACCATTATTTATTCCTAAATGCGCATATGTACCTAAAGGTATGAGTGAAATGTGCATTGGTTTCTTTGCTAGTGAAGTAAAGAAAGGTAAGGATATCTATACTGAGTTTACTAGTATTGATTTAGATCCGGAAGACGCAAACAGAACACTTTATAAGTGGAGATTTAATCCTCACTATGATGAAGAGTATGAGCGTACTGAACCTGGTGCAAATGGGCATTTTAGATATCTTGTTCCTGTGTCTGAATTAGTAAAGGTTGAGATTGAGGTAGAAGAACCTAATCAACCATCTTTATTTCCTGACTTTGAGGAAATTATGGATCCAGATATGGATGCACCTTTTAATCAGATTACTATACGGGATTTAGCAGCTATTATGCTTAATAAACCTGTAAGTCACAAGCAATGGTTAAATGAAATAATTAAATCAAAGTAACATGGGAATAGTATTGCCAACAGAAAAGCAAGCTCCTACTCATAAGAGCCCTAAGAATCTTATTATCTTTTCTAAACCTAAGATAGGTAAGACAAGTTTGTTAAGTACACTTGATAACTGTCTGATCTTAGACTTAGAAGGAGGTACTAAGTATCTGAATGCTATGAAAGTAGAAGCAAGTAGCTTTGAAGAAATCAGAGAGATAGGTAAAGCAATTAAAGAAGCAGGTAATCCATACAAGTACATTGCAGTAGATACAATTACTGCATTGGAGGAAATGGTAGTACCGTATGCTGAAGTGCTTTATTCTAAGAGTCCAATGGGTAAGAACTGGTTTAATCCAGGTGGTGGTAAAGAAAAGTATGGAACTATACTTGGCCTACCTGAAGGTGCTGGTTACTATTGGACAAGACAAGCCTTTACAAAGGTGATTGATTACATTCTAACTTGGGCCCCTTATGTGATCTTTGTTGGTCACGTGAAGGATACTCAGTTAGAAAAGGCCGGTGGTACATTTAGTGCTGTTGACCTGGATCTGACAGGTAAGCTGAAGAGAATTACAACTTCTAATTCTGATGCTATTGGTTACTTGTATAGGAAGGGAGACAAGAATGTCCTTAGTTTCAAAACTAATGATGATGTCTCTTGTGGTGCAAGACCAGAGCATTTAAGAAATCAGGAGATTGTAATTGCAGAAATTGATGAGAACGGTGAGTACAAGACTTACTGGGACAAAGTATTCGTAGATTAATAAACAAAAACAAAACAAAATGGCTTTAAGCACAACAGACTTAGCAAAAGAAGGCGGTTCAGGACTACCTAAAACAATTGCACCGGGAAATCATACACTAAAGATCAACAGAATTGAGCTTGAGCCTTTCAAGTTTATTGATGGAGCAATGCATCTTATTCTACATGTAGAAACTGAACCAATTGATGGCTATGAAGGTTTTATGATTGACAAGGATAATCCTGAAGCAGGTCACTATGCAGGTCAAATCGGAAGAGTAAAAGCATCTCAGTATGCATTTGCAGATGGTCAAACTAAATCAGGTATCAAGATCCAGAGAGATAGATCTGTATTGATTTTCTTACAGAATCTTTGTAAAGGACTTGATATCAATGATTGGTTTGTTTCTCAAGACAATAAGCATGACTCTATTGAAGAGTTTGTAGAAGCGTTCAATAACACTGCACCATACAAAGATAAATATCTTGATATGTGTGTTGCCGGTAAAGAGTATGAAGGTAAGAGTGGCTACACTAATTACGATATGTGGTTACCTAAAGGCTCTAAAGATGCATATGCGTTTGTTGCTAAAGGAGGCAGAGTACTTCCTTACAATGAGGCAGACCATCTTAAGAAACTAGAAGTAAAAGAAGTAGGTTCATTCGGTGATGATGATCTGGATATACCTAAAAGAGCTTCCTCTGACTTTTCTCTTGACTAATTAATAGTAAGGGGAGTCAGATAAAGGCTCCCCTTTTCTATTAAATTTACATTTATGATTTCAACAAAGAATATTATTGCAGGCATACAAGATGTACCTGCAGAGTGGGTTTTTGAGAATTATCTCGGACTTGCTGAGAAACTTACAGGTCAAGATGTAAAAATTCATTCTGTGTTTCAGACAGAAAAAACACCATCAATGTTTATCTATTTCAAAAGTGGAGATGAGTATAAGTTTAAGGACTTTTCATCAGGTAAACAGGGTAGTAAGATAACTCTTGTTTCTGAGTTATTTAATCTTACTTATGGTGAAGCAGTCAATAAGATATGTGCTGATTATGAACTATTTCTGAAAGACAATAACTATACGCATGTTGATGAGTATAAGATTCAAAACAAGTACAGAGTTATTGATTATGAGATAAGGCATTGGACCAATGTAGATGCTAAGTTCTGGACAAAGTTTAAGATTGATTCAAAGGTCTTAGATGAATATAATGTCTCGGGTTTGTCATATTTTACAATGGCCAAAGAAGGAGACCCGGCATCTGATATTGTATTCAAGGGTAATTACATCTATGGGTACTTTAGAGAAGATGGTAGCTTGTATAAAATATACTTGCCCCATAACCCAAAGAAGAAATTTATCAAGGTTCAAAACTATATCCAGGGTATGGATCAGTTGAAATATGATAAAGACTATTTGGTGATTACTTCTTCACTTAAAGATCTTATGGCTTTTAAGAGACTTGGGTACAAGAATGCAGAATCTGTAGCTCCGGACAGTGAGAATACTATGATTGCAGAACAGTATATTAAGTCTCTGAAGAAGAAGTACAAGGATATCTGTGTACTCTTTGATAATGATGAAGCAGGTAAAGTAGCTGCTGAAAAATATCAGGAGAGATACGGACTTAGCTATGTAGTGCTTGATATGTCAAAGGATTTATCTGATTCAGTGAAAGATTATGGTATTCAAAAGGTGAAGGAAAAGCTTCACGGATTATTAACTAATGTGTTTAAGAAATGAGTTGGATATACAAAGGTGTTGAGTTTACTGATATGCACATACCTGAAGGGGCTGTGGGGTTTATTTATATTATGAGAGCTGTAATAGATGGTAAATCTGTTGCTTACATAGGTAAAAAGAACTTCTTTGCAAATATCAAGAAACCCCTGGGTAAGAAAGCTCTGGCCATGTCTACTGATAAGAGACTGAAAAAGTACAAACGTGAACTAAAACCTGACTTTCAAAGATACTATAGTAGTAATAAGATACTAAAGGACTTTGCAAAGACCGGGGGAGTTATCAAACGTGAGATACTTATGATCTGTTACTCTAATATGGAGTTAACTTATCAGGAAGTCAAGCATCAGTTTGTCTATGGAGTATTAGAAGATGAGAATTATCTGAATCAGAATATTCTCGGTAGGTTTTACAAAACTAAATAATTATGGAAGAGTTGGAACTAATGGAACTTCTTCTACAAGCAGCTCAGTATGATATAACCGGGATTGTAATTAGTTATGATGGAAGTAATCATGCTTATGCTGAAGGAGTAGCTTTTACTAATGGTACTTTTGAAACTGCTGAAGACATCTATGATAACATAGATCCATGGGGAGACCAAAGTAAACTTGTTGCTTTTAATGATGAAGTTCTTAAGAGAAAAGTTGAACATTACTTTGATGAAGTACTGGCAGATAATATAGAAGCTGATTGGAGTGATGATGGTGGATATGGTACTGTAGCAATTATGGTACCTTCCGGAGAAATGTATATTAATTCTATAGTAAGGGTAACACGTACTGAAAATTATATATGTAAGGGTAATATGATTACAGGTAAAACTGACATCTTTAGAGCAATAATTTAAAATTAAGATTATGAAAATAACACAAGAAGAAGCAGAGAATGTAATGAATATGTTGTTGTCTCCAGATACAGACAATGCTTATTTGGCCTTTCAATCAATTGAAGCATATGATTTTGATAAAGATAACATGGGTTATCTATTGTATTTCTTTAAGTTCTCTAAGTATCCATTGGACAAGTGGGAAGAAAACTCTCCTAAGTCTGCCGGGATACTAAAGAATTTTGTAGAAATAGACAAGCCTCTTACCTATGCAAAAGCTATTCAGTGGATGATTGAATACAAAACAGATCTAGGAGCTATTGAACTGACTCTAAAGAGACACGTTAAAGAGCTTACTGATATGCTTAAAAGCATGGGTTACCCCACAGAAAAATTAGTTATAGACATTAAACTCAAAACAGAATGAGTAGAGAAGCAACACTAGGCAAAGCCAGTAAAGAATTGATGTGGAAAGAGCCCTTCTATGGGTTCTTTCTTATTATGTTGAATAAAGTATGGGACAATAAAAGAGTTCCAACTGCAGGAGTTAGTAAGAATAATATTAATTATCAGCTTACTATTAATGAAGACTTTTGGAATGGTTTATCTGAAAACCATAGAATAGGTCTTCTGAAACATGAGTTACTGCATATTGCATATTTTCATTTATCTAGTTACTTTAACTATACAGATAAGAAACTAGCTAATATTGCTATGGACATGGAGATCAATCAGTATATTGATGATGAATTCCTTCCTGATGGTGGTATTAGAATTGAGAATTATCCAAATCTGAATCTTGATCTTAAAGCTGGTACTCGTTATTATTATGACAAGTTAAAGCAA